CACCGTTCCGGGTTTCCGGAAGGATGGACGGCTCCCCGCATTTCTGCGAGGTTTCGTCTCCCTTGTGTTCCAGAGGGATGGTCGTATTCGACCTAACCCTGATAGGACCGCGGTTAAGGTAATTCGACAGCTGACTGGCTTTGCAGCCAAGATGCATGTCGAAGCGGCTCCTCGGTATACGGCTCGCGCTCTCCAGGATTACCTGGAGGTTGACGCGCGAGCCACCGCAGGGGCCACCGCCAACTTGAAGTTGGTATTCGCGGCGTTGTTCGACGGTGTCATGAAGGACGTTGAGTCCGACATGGACTCCTTCTCCCTTGCTGTAAAGCATGGAGACGGAGCTAGCCAAGAGAAACTCCTACCTAACTCTAGGTGGAAGTTTTCCCGATGGGAGGAAAGGCTTGAGCCTTTCTTCCCCTCTTGGCAGTACTGTCGAGCAAATGATCGTCATGCGATCAATCAGGGTGTTGAATACATACAGCCTAGCGACTACCCTGTAAGGGTAGCGTTCGTACCCAAGACCGCAAAGGGTCCTCGGACCATTGCTGTCGAGCCCTCCTGGCGCATGTACGCGCAGCAGGGTCTCATGGCCTCACTAGTCAGGTCGATCGAGAGACGGGGCTTACCACCCCGTTTCACGACGAGTGACGATAACCGCCGAGCCGCCCGTGAAGGGTCGGAAAATCGGGGTATCGCCACCATTGACCTGTCTAGTGCAAGCGACTCAGTGAGCAGCCGTATTGTATACGAGCTGTTCTCTGGACGCCCTCAATTGAGGGACGCCTTGTTCGCCTGTAGGTCAGATCAGGCTCAGTTGCCTGATGGGACGGTCCATACTCTCAACAAGTTTGCGAGCATGGGTTCGGCTGTATGCTTTCCTATCGAAGCGATGGTATTCGCGGCTATCGCCGTTTATGCCATTGCTCCTCGTACAAAGGACGGGAGGATTCTCCTTCCGATAGATAGGAAAGTGATCGACGATGTAATCGTGTATGGGGACGATATCATTGTTCCCGCACACGAGTACACCCGAGTAGCGTCCGCCTTGAAATCGTTTGGTTTCAAGGTGAATGAGAAGAAGTCCTTTTATAAGGGACACTTCCGTGAGTCCTGCGGAGCCGACTTTTTCATGGGATACGACGTATCCTATGTTAA